CTCGACCTCGCGAACGTGCGACTCGCCGCATGACGACACGCGGCGCTGCTCCTTGACAAACGCCGTGCACGTTGGCATCCTGATAACGTGGCCGTAAGGCCAACCTCGAAACGCCCCGTGAGCGCACCGCTCCGGGGCTTTCGTGGTTCAAACCCCCGTCGCCGTAAGTGCTGACGGGCGCGGGACGCGAGCGATCGTCTCCTGCACAGCCTCGTCATTTCCCCGGCGGATGACGAGTGTGCGCGCCGCCAGCGACCACGTATGGCGGCTAGCCGGACACCCCACCGGCCCACTGACTGTGAGCCGGGACAGCGACCAGTGGCGCCGCGAGTCGCTTTGCCCGCTTGCACGAGAGCCCACCTGTGGCACTCGGAGGGACCGCTGCCCCACAGGCAGCAGCGGGGCACAGACTTCCCTGACGCACGCCGCGACCACTCACGCACACGAGCCGCCAGCTCGAGCCGCAAGGCACTAGCGACCTCGCGCGGAGACTGACGGGAACCCCACCACGCCGCCGAGAAGGGACACAACCGTGAGCCTTCCCACCATCGTCATCCCCGTTGGCCTTGAAGGTGCGGGCGATCATGCCGAACTGCGTTATGCGTTGCGGTCCATCGACAAGCACGTCCCCCACGGTCGCGTCATCATCGTCGGCCACAAGCCCGCATGGGTGTCCGATGAGGTTGAGCACATCGCCGTGGAGCAGATCCCCGGTCAACGCCACGGCAACTACCGGGCCAACATTCGTGCCGCCTGCAAGGCAGTCCCCGAAGGCTTCATCATCTGGCACGACGACATGTTCGCGATGCGTCCGGTCAAAGCCGTCGAGGTCGTCAACGGCGGCCCCATGCTCGCCCGCATCGAGACATTCGAGAAGGCTGACGGTCAGTCGTCTTACACCAAAGCGCTGCGCGCCACCCTCGCGTGGCTCGAGGCGAACGGCCACCCTGAGCCGACTATCTACGACGGATGCCACACGCCGCTGCCGGTGACCGACACCGCGGCCATGCGTGATGCGCTTCTCATCGCCCGCAACGCCGAAAAGGCTGGCACGCTCCTGTGCTCGCAGTCGATCTACGGCAACCTCGCCGGCATCGGCGGTCGCAAGGTCGGCAACGCGAAGGCCGACAGCGGGTGGAAGACCCGCACCTGGGTCAGCACCTCGGATGAGCGCTTCACCAGTGGCGCGGTTGGTGAGTACATCCGAGGCAAGTTCCCTGAGCCTGGCAGGTATGAGAGCTAGTCGCTAGACTCTCGCCCATGAAACGCATCGGGGGGATCGCGCTCATCGCGGCGCTCGCACTCAGCGGGTGCCTCATCGCACCATCCACGCGAGAGGCCGCCCCGAGCGAAGCCGCCGAGTCCGCCGCGCCCACAGCGACCACACCGGCACCCCAGGAGGTCGCCCCAGATGTCGTGGGGCTCACCCTCGACATCGCACGCGAGACACTAGCCAACTTTGAGCTCGTCGAGATTGACGGCACGGGCCAGGGTCGCTCCGTGTGGGCGGCTGAGAACTGGACCGTCACCGCGCAGGCGCAAAGCGGCAATACCGTCACCCTGACCCTCGCCAACAAGCGCGACGAGGCCGGCACCCAGTCCGACACACTGCCTGCGCGCGTCACGGAAGCACTCCTGGCGGCGTCGGGAGTCGCGTCATTCCAAGACCTCGAGCCGACCAGCCCTGGCTACTGGATCGCTGGCATCGAGACCGTCAGTGCGGGCACCGTGCGAGCAACCATCCAGACAACCCTCACCGACGAAGAACGCGAGTCTGCGGGGCGATGGGTCATGCAAATGGCATGCGGCACTGTTGAGGACCTAGACGTGGTGGTCATCCGCGACAGCAGTGGCATCGATAGCAACCACTACCGCCACAACTACCAGCTCTGCACCTAGCCTCACAGGGGGTGGAGATGACCACCTCGCGAACGGGCACCGCAAGATGGAAGCGCATCCGTGCGCAAGCCATAGCGCGGGCAATGGCCGATGGGGTCACCAGGTGCCCACTCTGTGGTCGCGAACTCGATTACGCGCCAGGAGCGCGCCACAACGGCGCGGTCGAGATCGACCACATCACACCGCACGCCCTGGGCGGCGAGGACCACATTGAAAACACCCGCCCCCTATGCCGCCGATGCAACCGGGCGCGAACGGCGGCGATCGGCAAGCGTCGCTCGCGCAGTGTGGCAGCAAACCGCGTGACCCGCCGAGCAGGAGAGCAGGCCGTCGAGTGGTAAGGGGTGGGGAGGGTCCCCCCCTCGCCCGCGGGGCGCCTCCACACGGTGCTAGTGATATCCCCCCGGACTTTTTTCCATAGACACACCCCCAAGGGGTGCGATTCGAGGCAGGAGGTGCACCGTGGCTCGCCCTGCCCTCAAGGTTGTTGCCGACACTCCCACGCCGAAGTCGCGCAAGCGCCCCATGACGATCATCGAAGCCATCGAGGCAGGCGACCGCCTGGCCGAACTTGAGGCCACGCACCGCCGCATCGCCAAGGCGGTGCAGGACGAGGCCACCCCCGCACGCGATCTGGCCTCTCTGTCGCGACGGCAGATGGAGATATCGCGCGAGATTGAGTCCCTGCGCCGCCAGATGGACGAGGAGGCCGCCGATGGCGTCATCCCCGAGGACGAGGACTGGGACGAAGAAACTATCTGAGGTCGCGCGGCACATCTGCCGCCCGGCCGGGATTACTTCGACTGGCTGGCCCGCAGTTGCGTCGCGGCTGGCACAGTTCGGAATCCCGTTCGACTTGTGGCAGCAGGGCGCGGCGCGGCTGATTCTCGCCAAGCGCTCCGATGGACTGTATGCGGCCGGTGTCGGCGGCGCGGTGCTGTCGATACCTCGCCAGGCCGGCAAGACCTACCTTGTTGGTTGGGTCGTGTTTGCCCTGTGCACCCTCACTCCAGGCCTCACGGTGATCTGGACGGCGCACCACACACGGACCTCAAACGAGACCTTTGGGAAGATGCGGGCGATGGCTCGCCGCCGGAAGGTCGCGCCGTACATCGAGAAAGTGCGTGCGACGAACGGCGAGCAGGCGGTCCTCTTCAAGAACGGATCCCGCATCCTTTTTGGCGCTCGCGACCAGGGCTTCGGCCTGGGCTTCGACATGGTGGACATCCTGGTCGTGGACGAGGCGCAGCGCGTCAAGGAAGTCGCGATGAATGACATGGTGCCTGCCACCAATGCGGCACCTAACGGCCTGGTGCTCCTTATGGGCACTCCACCGCGACCGACCGACGACGGCAAGGTGTTCACAAGCCGTCGAGAGGACGCGCTGGGCGGCGACCCGGACACGCTCTACATTGAGCTCAGCGCCGACGCTGACGCGAAGGTCATCGACTGGACGCAGGTGGCGAAGGCTAACCCGTCCTACCCTCACCGCACCGGCAAGGCCGCGATCCTGCGCATGCAGAAAATGCTCGGATCGGATGACAACTTCCGGCGCGAGGCTTATGGCATCTGGCGAGCGAAGACGAGCAATGTCGCCTTCACTCTCGACGCCTGGCGCTCGAGGGTGATCGAACACGACGCCGTGCCGAAGAGGGGCCGCAAGGTGTTCGCGGTGGTGTTCGCCTGGGACGGCTCCGGCGTGGCGTTGGCTGGCGCGCTCCGACCGGACGAGGGCCCGATTCACGTCGAGGCGATCCAGCAGGCTCCCATGTCGGACGGTACGCGCTGGCTGGTGGATTGGCTGGCCGCACGCCACGAGCAGGCGGCGCAGATCGTTGTCTATGGCAAGGGTTTCGCGGAGTCGTTCATTGACCGCCTGCGCGAGGAGGGCGTGCGCAATCGAGCACTGATCCTGGTGCCAACGTTCGCTGAGTCGCTGACGGCGCACGCGATGCTCGATGAGGCCGTCAAGCAGGGGTCGGTGACTCACGTTGACGACAAGGAGTTGGAGCGTCAGGCGACCACGGCGCAGCGGGTGTCTCGCGGTCGCGATGGTGTCGGCGGCGGCTTCATGTGGCAGCCACCAGATGGCGACACCTGCCTCATGCTCAACGCCGTCACCTTTGCCCACTGGGGCGGACGAATCACGAAACGAACAGGCCTGGGACGCGCAGGCGGACGCAGGGTTGGAGGTGTGCTTTGACGGAGACCCCCGTAGTCGCCCCTGGCCTGGATGACGACACCCAGCGCCTGGTCAACGGCCTGCTGGAGCTCCTGCGCAAGAAGGCTCCGCGCAACAAGGTCCGCAAGGCGCGTTACGACGCGAAGTACCAGGTCAAGATGTTCGCAAACGTCCTGCCTCCCGCCTATCAGCAGTATGCGCTCACTCTCGGGTGGTCGGCGCGCGCGGTGGATGCGCTGGCGGCGCGCTGTCGGCTCAGATGCTTCACTCACGCGGACGGCATGGACACCTTGGAGAACATGGGCGGCCTGGACCTCATCGCCGACAATGACCTGCTGTCGGAGACGGGCCAGGCTGTCACCTCGTCGCTGATCCACGCGACAGCGTGGGTAACCACCGTCGCCGGCGAGGTTGAGGACGGCGAGCCGCCTGTGCTGATCCAGTACCACGACGCACTGAGCGCTACCGGCGAGTGGAACGCTCGCCGCCGCCGCCTGGACGCCGCCCTGGTTGTCAATGACCGCGACAAGCGAGGCAACCCCACGTCGCTCACTCTGCATGAGTACGGTGTGGTGACCAGCTTGCGTCGTGATGGCAGCCAGTGGAGCGTGGTGGATCGCGTCGAGCACGACTACGGCATGACCGCAGACCCGATGCGCTATCGAGCCCGCCTGGGACGCCCGTTCGGGTCGTCCCGGATAACGCGCCCGATGATGTCTATCCAGGACGAGGCGATTCGTGACCTGATGCGCGCCGAGGGTCACATGGACGTGTATGCCTGGCCGGAGTTCTGGCTGCTCGGTGCCGACAAGTCTGTGTTCGGCTCTGATGACCGCTTCCAGATCATGCTCGGGCGCATCAAGGCAATTCCGGACGATAACGACGCCGCCAACCCGCGTGCTGACGTGAAGCAGTTTCCCTCGTCCAGCCCTGAGCCGCACCTTGCGCACATCAACGCCATGGCGAAGCTGTTCGCGCGTGAGGCTGGGATGCCAGACTCGTCTCTGGCCATCACGGACACCTCGAATCCCACCAGCGCCGAGGCGTACGACTCGTCGCAGTATGAGCTAATCGCTGAGGCTGAGACTGCGATGGCGGGCTGGCAGTCCGACCTGGAGCGCGCCTATGTGCGGGCCCTGGCGATGCTGAACCGCGACCCGAGGCTGATGAAGCAGGGGTCGAAGATTCACGCCGACTGGCGTCCGGCGCGGTTCCTGTCACGCTCTGCCGAGGCCGATGCGGGGATGAAGCAGTTGGCCGCCGTGCCGTGGCTAGCCGAGACTGAGGTGGGCTTGGAGCTGCTGGGCTTGACCCCCGAGCAGATCGCCCGCGCCACGTCAGAGCGGCGACGCAACTCGGCGTCGTCAACGCTGGAGCGTCTGCTGAGTGGTGGAGCTGGCGCCCCCGCCGAGGACGCTGACGAGGTGCGCGCATATGACGACGCGCGATGACGTTGACCGCCTGTCGAGGGCGCTGCGCCGTGCGGTGGAGTTGGCGCGGCGCGACCTCGAGACAGCGTTCACGAGCCTGCCGCTGTCGAACCCGGAGGCGGCGCGTGACGCACTGCTGGAGATCGTTCCGGCGTTGACGCGCAAGTATGGCGACATCGCGGCCACAGCAGCCGCCGAGTGGTATGAGGAGATGCGCGCCCGCGAGATCGGTGGACGGTTCACCGCGACGTTGGCGGACAACGCCGACGAGGCGCTTGTCCAATCCACCGTGCGACGACAGGCGGGGCATCTGTGGAAGCCCGACCAGTCAAAGACGCTCGAAGTCCTGGCCGGATCGCTTCAGCGCTACATCACCAACTCGGGCCGCGCCACGGTCGCGCGCAACGCGGGGCAAGACCCGGCACGCCCGCGGTACGCGCGAGTGCCGCGCGGCGCGAAAACCTGCGCGTTCTGCATGGCAATGGCGTCGCGCGGTTTCTTCTATCACTCACAGGAGGCCGCTGGCGGCCACTGGAATCACTTCCACGATGACTGCGACTGCCAGATCGTCATGGTGTGGGACAAGGATGCCCACCACATCGCCGGCTATAACCCGGACGCGATGTACGACAAGTACCTCCAGGCCCGCGAGTCCTCCGGGTCTGGCGACCTGCGGGTGATTCTCGCCGAACTGCGCCGCATGTTCCCTGACGCCGTGACTGACGGCGTGATCTGACTTCCCGCCGCTTGGCCGGGACTGCGCTACGTGCGCGCTCAAGCACGGATTTACGGGCGACGGCCCAAAAACGGAAGGAATCACCATGGCTGACGACGCCACCACCACGCCTGTGTCGGAAAACGACGGCCAGGCGGAAACCTGGAAGGCCCCGGCCTCTCAGGACGAGCTCAACCGGATCATCGAGTCCCGTCTTGCGCGCGAGCGTGCGAAGTACGCCGATTTCGACTCCCTCAAGGAGAAGGCGGAGAAGTACGACGAACTCAAGGCGAAGGACAAGTCCGAGATCGAGAAGGCAACGGAGCGGGCCACGGCGGCAGAGTCCAAGTTGGCCTCCGAGACGCTTCGCGCTGATCGTGCCGAGATTGCCCTCGAGAAGGGGCTCACCCTCACCCAGGCCAAGCGGCTTGTGGGCACCACGCGCGCAGAGCTTGAGGCCGACGCCGACCAGTTGGTCAAGGACCTCAAGATCGACAAGGCCAAGCTGCCACGCGCGCGCGAGCAAGGCATGTATTCAACCACCCCCGCCGATGATCCGATGCGCGATGTTGCGCGCACGCTATTCAAGCGCGGGGACTAATCCGCAAAGGAGGCCGTCGTGGCCGACAACGTTCTCAACACCAACACCGGAGTTCTCGAGCTCCCCAAGCAGAAGATCGAGCCTTGGGTTAAGGAGGTCGCTAACGGCTCTGCCGTGGCGTCACTCAGCCCCTCCACCCCCATGATCTTCGGTCCCGGACAGGGCTTCACCTTCGACATTGGCGAGGCCGAGTATGTGGGCGAGTCCGCCAGCAAGTCCGGCTCGGAGATTGTGCCCAAGAAGCAGACGGTCACCCCGTTCAAGTTCCAGAAGACTGTGCGCATGTCGCAGGAGATCCTCTGGGCTGACGAGGACGCCCAGATCGCTGCCGTGGATCAGATTCTCGCCAAGATTCAGCCTGGCCTGTCGCGCGCGCTGGACTTCGGCATCTTCCATGGCATCAACCCCAAGGACGGCACCGCCGTGGTGGCGATGACCCAGAAGCTCTCTGACACCACCAACGTCGTGACCGTGGGCGCCAACGCGGCGTACACCTACCTCGACGCTGCCGACGCGCTGGTCCTTGAGGATGGCTATGCACCGTCCGATGTGGCGCTGGACCCGACTTGGGCGGCTTCGTTCGCGACTCTGCGCGCAACGCAGACCGAGCAGAAGATGTACCCCGGATTCAAGCTCTCGACAACCGTGTCGGAGCTCGACGGACATCGTGCGTCTGTGTCGCGCACCGTCCGGGCGCTTGCCGTGGCCGACAACCCCACCGGCGTGCTCGGCTTCGTGGGCGACTTCTCGGCTATCCAGTGGGGCATTCAGCGCCAGATTGGCCTGGAGCTGATCGAGTACGGCGACCCGGACGGACTGGGTGACCTCAAGCGCAAGAACGAGGTCGCCTTCCGCGCCGAGGTCGTCTACGGCTGGGGCATCGCCGACCTGAACGCCTTCGCGGTGGTCAAGGTTGGCGCGGGCTCCGGTTCGTCCGCCGCGTCGTCGTCCAGCGCGGCATCGTCGTCCGCCGCCGCGTCGTCGTCCGCCGCGTCGTCGTCCAGCGCGGCGTAAGCGGCAATCGACCCTGGGGGTGGCGTGCTCGCGCATGTCACCCCCAGGCCGTAGCCGAGATTGGAGGTGAGCCGTGACGCCGCTGGCAACCGTGCAGGATGTGGAAGCGCGACTAGAGCGACCGTTGACGCCCGTCGAGGAGAGTGTGGTGGACGGCCTCCTGGAGGAGGCTTCGTCTATCGCTCTGGCTCACATGCGGCTACCCGAAGGTCACTACGACAACGTCGATAACTTGCCGGTGCCTACGATGGTCAAGATCGTGGTGTCGCGCATGGTCGCGCGCGTGCTCACCCGCCGCGCCGAGTCTGAGGTCGGCGGCCTTAATGTTCCTGTGGGGGCGACTCAGAGGCAGGAGACGGCGGGACCGTTTTCCGGCATGACGACGTTCGTCTCCGGGTCCACATCGGGCGGCCCGTGGTTGGAGCGAATGGACCGCCTGCAGCTCGATCAGGCACGCGGCGACCGTCAGGCGTTCACGATCGATACCGCCCCAGGCCGATCTACCGTCCATGCCGACGTGTGTTCGCTGAACTTCGGGGCGGCCTACTGCTCATGCGGGGCGTCCATCGCCGGACACCCCATCTACGAGGTGGACGAGTGATCCGCGAGTCAGTCACCCGATATCGCCGCGTGCAGTCCGGCGCGGACGCTTACGGCACCCCGATCTACACCCGCACCGCCACCGCCCTACCTCCGGCGCTGTTTGCCCCCGGCGGCGTCTCGGAGCCCATCGAGCCCGGCCGTGAGCCGGTCGTAACGGAGCCGACGCTGTATTGGCCGCACAACTGGCCGGACGTGATCGCGTCCGACGAGCTGGAGGTGCGAGGCAAGCGGTACGCGGTTATTGGCGAGCCTGCCGACTGGCGCGGCTCATCGGTGGGTGGCCTGGTGGTGAAACTCAAGCGAGCTGAAGAGGGTGCGGCGTGATGGCTAAGAACGTGAAGTTTGTCCTCCACCGCCGCGCTTTCCGCGATCAAGTGCTGCGAGGCCAGGGCGTAGACATGGAGCGCGCGCTCCGCGAAGCGCTCCCCGGCGATGACGTGGAGGTGGTGGCGGACGGTACGCGCATGCGCGCCTACGCCTCCGCGCCAATGAAAGACGAGGTGGAGTCGGGAGCGCTGACCCGCCGCCTAGGGGGTGGGCCGTGAGCGCGCGCATCCCTACCGCGCCGCCCGATGTGCTGGCGGCCCTCCTGCCGATCGTCCAATCTGGACTCAGCTCCGGCGAGAAGGCTGCGCACGTACTAAGTGAGGCCGACAAGCGCGCCGTCGTGGTGCGGGCTGACCTGCAGGGCCACGCCACCCCGATCTCACGCTACTGCCGTGTCGGTCTGACCGCGTTCTATCAAGACTCGAGTGGAAACTGGCGGCTCGACGAAGCTTTCGCTATGTCGAACCGCGCCGCCGCCGCGATCCTCCAATCTTCCTCCCCGCTGATCTTGGCTGCCGAGTGGCAGTCAGGTCCATTCGAGGTGACGGATGTCATCAAGGACAAGCCCGTCGCCTATTCCACGCTCCTGCTTGAGGTCGCCTCGACCCTCCTGTAAGCCGATGTCGCCATGGCGACACCGAATCCGACGCCGCCACGTCGGGAGATACATCAACTCTCGAAAGGACGGCCGCCATGGCTGACGAATACATCTCGGAGAACAACAACGCTGAACTGGTGCGCCTCATCAAGCAGGGCGCAGTGTTCCTGTTCGAGCGCGGCACGCTCTCGAACGTCCCCACCTCCGCCGACTGGACACCAGGCCCCGCCGAGAAGGCCCGGTGCGTCGGGTACTACGGTGAGGATGGCGCACAACTCAACCCCGTGCCTGGGGACACCACCGACTTCTTTGCGCACAACGCGGACGTGGTGGTGTCGGAAACCAAGCCCGGCTGGTGGGAGTTTGCACTGTCCGCACTCGAGGCCAACAAGGTCGCCATCCCCGCCTACTTCGACATCGACTCAAGCGGGATCGACGAGAACTCGAAGCTCACCGTCAAGGGCGCGGCCAACAACCGCCACTACGAGATGGTGGTCGCCGGCCTGGATCAGGCGGCCCGCAAGATCCTCGCCTACTTCCACGACGTAAAGATCGGCTCGAAGGAAGGCATGACGCTGAACACGTCCACGCTGATGGCGTCGGGCATGACGTTCCGCACGTTCCCCAAGGCGGATGGCACGCACTTTGAGGCGTGGGGCTTCATCGCTCCCGCATCGTCCGCGTCGTCGAGTGCCGCCGCTTCCTCCTCCGCTGCCGCTTCTTCGAGCGCGGCCTAACAAGACTCCCCCGGCCCGGCGTTGGCGGACCTCGGGCCGGGGGTCTACCGCCACTCCGCCACCAGCGAAAGGTCTGCCGCGATGGCTATCGACATCATCTCCGAGCCTACGGGCGAGATTCCCGGACTCGACTTCAATATCACGGCATCGGATGGGCGAAAGGTCACCCTCACCCTGCCCGTCCTCGGCTCCCGCAATGTCCCAACGGGCATCATGGCGCTCGTCGGCTCAGTCCACGACGCCCAGGGTGCCACTGATCGCGAGATCGCGCGCGTGCTGTACCAACTCCTCGAAGCGGTGCGTGGGTGGCTTCCAGAGCAGGGGCGCATTTTGTGGAGCCTCGACTTCGACGCGGCGCTCAAGGTATTCACGGCCTGGTTTGAGGCGTCCGCCGAGCAGGGCGGCTTCGACCCAAAAGCGTAGAGAACGGCACGTTTCTCGCGATCCTCGTCCACTATCGGGGCCCGCTAGCCGTGGACTTTCAGGAGCGCTACGGCCTGGCAGTCCGCGACTACCTGGGTAACCACTCCTGGAATGAGGCGTGGGAGCTCACTCGCCCACTGCTGGCGTCGCCCTACTCCCACACGGCGGCTGCGATTCGCAAGTGGTTGCGGCCTCCGGAGCCGGTCGAGGCCGTCGGCTTCCTTCTTATGGACTTCTATCTCGCGGCAAATCGCCGCAAGAACGCGACGAAGCCGAGGCCTATCGAGAGGCCGTGGGAGAAGCGCCCGCCCAGCCGTCCCGCGATGACCGCGGCCGACAAGCGCCTCCGCGCGGAACTTAAGGCCAGTCTCGGCCTGGACTGACATTCATCTCGCCCGCCGCCACGGGCCACTCGCTCGCAAAGGGGAGTAGCCCGTGGCACAGGAAATCGGCATCGCATATGTGACGGTTGCGCCGTCTGCGAAGGGTTTCGGCAAGGCCGTCGAAGGCGAGATTGACCAGGGCGTCTCCGGCGCCACCAAGTCCGCTGACGGCAAGCTCAAGTCCCTAGCTGGCAAGGTCGCGAAGTGGGGCAGTATCGCAGTTGCCGCCGTCGGAACCGCCATCACGGGACTTGCGCTCAAGGGTGGCATCTCGCGTGCCCTGAACATTGAGGACGCGCAGGCGAAACTCAGGGGCCTTGGTCACGACGCACAGTCCGTCGAGGCGATCATGACGAGCGCCCTGGCCGCAGTGAAGGGCACCGCGTTCGGGCTGGACGCTGCGGCGACGACCGCCGCTGGTGCTGTCGCGGCGGGCATTAAGCCGGGACAAGAGCTGGAGAAGTACCTCCGCCTCACCGCCGACGCCGCCACCATCGCAGGCACGTCGATGAGCGAAATGGGTTCGATCCTGAACCGCGTCCAGACGCAGGGCCGCGCGTACTCGATGGAACTTAACATGCTCGCGGATCGCGGCATCCCGATCTATCAGTGGCTCGCCGAGGAGTATGGCGTGACCGCTGAGGCGTTGCGGAAGATGGTCGCGGCGGGCGAGGTGGACGCCGCTACTTACCGCAAGGTCATCGAGGAGAACATCGGCGGCGCGGCCTTGGCTTCGGGCGACACGGTGCGCGGCGCTTTTGCCAACATGGGCGCGGCACTGTCTCGCATCGGAGCGTCGGCGATCACGCCGTTTGTTGGCCTCGTCCAGGAGTCGCTCAAGTCACTGATTCCGCTCGCGGACTCGGTGGCGGCTGCGGTCGGCCCTGCCGCTGCGGAACTGGCCGAGAAGATCGCTCCGTATGTGCGCGAGTTCCTGGCGATGCTGTCGGGCGAGGATGTGTCGAGTGGGCCACTCGCTGGCCTGGTGGCGCTCCTCAATCCGCTGGGGGCGCTCATCAAGGAGATTCTTCCGGGCTTCATGACTCTCGGCGGGCAGGTGCAGGCGCTCGTCTCATCGCTTGGCGCCGCACTAGCCCCCCTGCTGCCGGTGATTGCCGACGCGCTGCTGGCTGTCGTGTCGGCGGCCGCCGATCTTGCGCCGATTCTGGGCGACGCACTGGTGTCCGCGGTGGCGGCGCTGGCCCCGGCGCTTCCGGTCATCGTCGGGGTGCTGGCCGCCCTGCTGGACGCGGTCAGGCCGCTCCTGCCGATTCTGGGCGATGCGCTGACCTCTGCGCTGGGGGTGCTGACTCCGCTTGTTGGGGTGCTCGGCGAGGCGTTCGCACAGATTTTCGCGGCCATCAAGCCGCTCTTCCCCGTCCTGGCGGAGATTGCCTCGGCGATCCTGCCTGTGCTGGTAAAGGTCGTCGGGGCGCTCATGGCTGCGCTCGCGCCGGTCGTTTCCGCGTTGGCTGGCGCGCTGGCGAAGATACTGCCCATCGTCGCCGATCTGCTGCTGACGGTGTGGGACGCCATATCTCCTCTGCTGGACGTGATCGTCCT